GTTATAAATTTATTAATGTCAATTGAACTATCACATATCAAGCCCAACCCAGGACGGCCCGGAGGGCGGATGGGTTGCCATATGTTTTTAATATTTACGGCTCTTCCAACGACGCCCCAGTCGTTGATATCGTCCAACAAATGCCATAGGATTTCGGCGAACCACGTTGTATCGCCGAGTTGCAATCATTGCTCTCGTTGCACGTTGAATTCTTGTTGCCGGTCCAGCTAAGCGTCGATTAGCTACCCGGTAACCCATTGTATCTTGGTAACCGTAACGACGGTTAAAAAAACGATTGTAACTACGGTATGCCATTTTAATCGTCTATGTTATTAAAAAACATTGTGGTACGAACGACTGAGTCGAACATTTTTGCCGTACCCGCTGTTGGGTAATTAAATAAGTAGCTGGGACATAACGGAGTTATCCAATGTACCATGTACAACGGATGGTTCCAATTTTGTTCGTTGTTATCTTGAAGATACACGTATTGAGGTATTTTGTAATATTTTTGAACACGTCCCCAATTTTTTTGACCAGGTCCTCCTGCTCCATTTTGTAAAACTTGTTGTAAATGGAATTTTTCTCGTGCCAATATTTTAAATCCCATTGGATGATGTGGATTGATTCTACCTGATAACATGTAGTCCTGCCATCCAAGCGATGCATTTGCTGAAAATGGTCCTACCCCTGTGAAGTCACGTGATTCGTTTAATGTACTTTCGTAACTTGACCAGAATTCAGGTTTCAATTCAGTAACCATTGTAGCATCTTCATTGTTGTCGCCGACAATATCGCGCGCGCAATCCAGTTGTATTAAAGCCCAGTTTACAACAACTGGACCCATGTACCCGTACTCGCTTGGAGCTGGAACTGTTGGATTAGTTGCATTGGCATGCAAACCGAATACTTGGAAGTCAATCTTTATGCCTTTCAGGAAAATGTCATGTTTACGTTGATTTCTCGTAGAGAGCCCCGTTGCCAGTGCAGGCAGTCTGATACGTTGGGCATATAACTTCATTACTTGTTCTCCGTTGATTTGTTTATAATCGTTCACTGCACCGCCTGGCGCTTCTTTAGTATCACCGTCATGGTGACGAATACGTTTTGTTGGTGGGTTTGTACTCATTTCGTCGTGGAAAAGCCGTTTACGTAGATTTTCTATATCGGCACCGGTAAACGTTTCGGGTACCGGATTCTCGGATGCAAGACCGATTTGAAGTTCTAACGCAGCTATACCTGTATATGCAAGTCCGATTGGATTGGAACCCACGAATCTTTTAAAAATTGTACCTATTGGTGGAGTTGTCATCTTGGAACAAATGTGAAGTGTGCTAGCTCTACTATTACCTAGCACACTTCTGTCCCAGTCCCAGGACTCATTATTCCGCGTGCCCCGCGCTCAAGCGGCCACCCCACCATGAGTACCAAATCTCGTCGTTATGTCTTCACCGTCAACAACCCTACGGATGACGACCACCAAACAGTCGCCGACTTCCTCGATTCTGAGCGTGTCGTCTACGGAATCGTCGGCCGAGAAACTGGAGAAGGAGGCACGCCGCATCTACAGGGATTCTGTGTTTTGGCCGCCCCTCAGCGATTCTCCTTTCTCACCACCCACCTCTGTGGCCGCGCACATTTGGAAGTCGCCAAAGCCAAAAGCCAACAAGCCGCAGACTATTGTAAAAAAGAGGGCGACTTTGATGAGTACGGACAATTACCCGATGCCCAGGGCAAACGATCCGACATCGACCTCTTCAAAGAATGGGTTGGATCCCAGTCCTCCCGTCCGCCGGAGCGCGAGGTTGCGCGCGCTTTCCCCGGTCTCTACTTGCGATATCGATCCGCAATCATGGCCCTGGTTGAACATCTTTCCCCGCACCCCGTCTTCGGCCTCGGAGACGACTTACGAGGATGGCAGCACGAACTCGACGGAGTATTAGATGAAGACCCGGACGACCGCAGTATTTTTTTTGTGGTTGACCCAGATGGTAATTCCGGAAAGAGTTGGTTTGTTCGTTACCGCTTGTCGAAATATCCCGAGGATACACAGGCCCTTTCAATTGGAAAACGCGATGATCTTTGCCTTTGTATTGACGAAACCAAACGTGTTTTTCTTTTCGATATCCCCAGAGGAGGAATGGAGTTTTTACAGTACACCGTATTAGAAAAGCTCAAGGATCAAGTGGTATTTTCCGGTAAATACCAGTCCTCTACTAAACTATTGCCGCACCCCGTCCATGTTATTGTATTTTGCAATGAACACCCAGATGAAACGAAAATGACCAATGATCGTTATAAATTTATTAATGTCAATTGAACTATCACATATCAAGCCCAACCCAGGAC